GATCCATTATGTTGAATCATGATATCAGCCTGAGTAGGATCACTGTAATACCAGTAAGTGCCAGTTGACGGATTTTGATCAGGCGCTGTGCCAGATGCAGTATATGTGAATGTTGGGCTAGTTACCCAATTACTTAATGTAATACCCGAAGCCACACCTGCTACATAATGTTGGAAACATAAGAATGTGCTAGATGTAAAACCAGCTGTTGTGACTGGAGTTCCAGTAACGTTTGTTAGAGTAATATTTCCACCGGCGCCGTGTGTAAACACAATTGAACCATTGCTATCAATAGAAGCACTAACATATGGAACATCGGCTGAGCTTATAGCAGCAATAAAATCACTTGGAGTAGTTCCAGTAAGTTCAACAGTTACTGTTGTAAGATTTGCAGTGCCTGGCTGAGTTGCAGCAAGAGTGAATGTATTACCAGACACAAAAGTTTGGTTAACAGTATCTCCAGTAACAATAGTTGCTCCAGATATATATCTTTCAAATATTTCAAGCCCAGCTTTGCCATTAGAGTATGGAATAGAGTTTGAATAGAAAGAACCAGCAGGAATATTTTCTCCACCGCCTGAAGGATCTAAACCGTAATTTGCTGCGCTGCCACTTGCATAGACAGGAACATTTTTAATTACAAATACATCTAAGGCTGCGTTATACTGTTTCAAGACAAGATTAACGCCAAGATTTACATTGTTTGTTTTCTGCCAGATAGAACCAGTCACACCAATCGCGGTTGAACCACCTTGACTCCAGGTAGGAACTTGGAAACTAGGCGTTGCTTGGAATCGTGGGCATGTGTATGTTTTTGCTGTGATACCTAGAGTAGTCAGAGCAGTTCCAGTGTCATTAGCAATAACAACAGTACCAGTTGGTGTACCAACTTGTCCGCCGCTAACATATGATGCTACAGTTGTTGAAGCATAAGTTACAGAAGTTGTGTTACAAGCTGTAACTGTATAGGTTCCATTATATCCAGATGGATTAATGTTACTAATAGAAATTGAACTACCAACCTCAAACGGGGCAGAAGTTTGACTAGCAAATGTTAATGTTGCTGCAGTACCAGTACCAGACGCGCCAGTTACAGCAATAGTATCACCTGCTGCTTCAAAGTCAGCATATAAATTAAGTGAACCGCCAATGTTAGCGGCATATACGCCAGTTAAACCAGCTGTCGTAATAGCATCAACTATGCCAGTAACTGTATTATTTGGGCTAGCAGGAACAGTAATTGTTGTTTCATTAATTGTAAATGTGTTGCCAGCGGTTATAGTAGTTGGAGTGTTAGATCCTTGAACTGTTGCCCAGGCTGATTGCCACTCAGAACTTCCTACCTGTACCCATGTGTTGTAAAGACTTGTAATTCTTGTGTCATCTGATTGAGTTGTTGTTGGTCCACCACGTTTAAAGTAGTTAGGATTAGTAGTATATGTAGCTGTTACAGCGTAGTTGCCGATGCTACCATAACTTTGTAATGGCACCGAAGAGCCAGTATTTAAATACACTGAACTAGTAATTACTAATGGAATTTGATTAGTAAAAGTAGACGTTGATTGATTCCACTGATAAATTCCCCATGTAGTATTAACTGTATCTAACCATGTAGTATTGTTATCTGGATTGCCCGTAGGACGAGTTAAGCTAGCTGAAAGAGCAGCTAAATCAATATCAGCACGAATAACATAACATTGATTAGTAACACCTAACGCAGAATAAGCAGCAAGCAGACCATATTCATTAAGTTCGTACCCATTGATAGGTGTACCGTTAGTTGTTTGGTAAAAGAATGGAACTCCGTAATTAGCAAGCAATGCACGTTGACTTGTTGCCAGGAATAATTTATCAGCATTAACAGCCAATGTACCCTGCGCAATACCCACCCCGTCTGATGACAGTTTGTTAGCAGCAGTTGCTATGACCATTAGAGGTACTGAGTTTGTAGCTGCAGGAAGATACTGACTTTGATCAACTACAGTAACTTGAACGCCTGGGGAAACTAGTGTGTTCGACATAATTTAAATCCTTATAATATGTTATAAGGATATTTATTAAATTATTGAAAAAAACACTAATTACTAGCGTTTATGAATATACGAAAATTAGATTTTTGATTTGAGAATATAAATTATCAAGACCGTCAGCATTATTATCAACAACAGCATCAAAATTAGTTCCAATCCAAGACCATTCACTGGGATGTACATCAGATCTAAAGCTCATAGCATCTGAGATACCAGCATTAGTATCTATGGCGTTTTGATACCAGTCTGGCTCGGGTCCACGAACTACTCTAATAACAATACCACCGGCACTTCTAATAGCGGCTATTTCATTAGGAAAACGGCAATCAGAAATAACAATATCATCATGTGTAGTCCGTAATTTATTTTCAAGTGATGCTATCCAAATATTATCATGGAAGCCTTTTCTACATACCTCAGTTCCCCAGTATTGTAACACCCATCTGGGTGTGATATTCCTGCCTAAGCGTTCACTCCACCATTCATCCCGCTGTTCTCGCCACTCTCTGCTCTCTCTAGTACGACCTTCTAGCAATTCACGGTTCCATCCAAACACAGCTGCGATAGCATCCTTGAGTGTATGTGCGAAAGATTCACGACGAAATTGGTGTATGTTCTGTAAGTAATCAGCAATTGTGTCTTTACCACTGCCGATAAGTCCACAAATTCCTATAATCATATGTTATCCTTTAGTATTGATGATGTCATTAAATACCACCCTGGACGATAAAATCCCAATTGTGTAAACCCTAAGTCAGTATAAAACTTAGGAATATCTGTTGTAATTATAATTGTTCTGTCACGACTTGTGGCAAATTCCACTGCCTTTGCTGTTATTTGTTTACCTAAACCTTGATTTCTATACTCAGGATCAACACAAACCCAAGTTAAATCGTAAAAGTATTGTAAACTTGACTCGCTAACTATGCCAAATCCAACTATTTTTTGTTGATCTTTTGCTAATATATAGTACTTAGGATTCTCAATTAGATTGATTAGATAAGTTATTTTTTCTATTTCAATTCTATGTTCTACATTTTTAGATAGTAGAGGAGGCATTTTGCCAGTAGGTTTATATAAAAACGACCGTGATAATAGCTCTCCTATTTCAACGGTATCTGTTAATTCATTGACAATTTCTATAGAAATCATTTAAGTTTTGTTACATCTAGGTGTTTAAGAGTTTTCTGTAACATGGCAATTTGTCTGCGGCAATCCTCTAACGCATGATGGCTAGTAACAGGTTTGGGACAATCTGGCCATAGGCTGTACACAGTTCTAGCGTCTCTGACTTTGAAAAACTGCCATGGAAGAGGTTTTCCTAACTTTGTATAGGCATTTTCTAGAATACATATATCAAAAGTTATTCCGTTTGTCCAGATTAAATCACATTTCCAACACAATTTATGTAGCTCGTCAAGAGCTTGCTCTAGCGGAATGCGATTATCTTCTGCAAGTGCTTCTGCAGCAGCTTCTGGTTGTGTACCCCACCATTCAATAGTACTGTCACTGATGGCGCGACCTTCTTGGCTGTCTAGTGTGACACGAGCATAGTACTGAAATTTTTCACTATACCCTTTTCCTAAAGGATCAAAGCACTGGGCCGCTATTGTTAGAATAACGGCGTCAGGAGAAGCAGCTAAACTTTCTAAATCTATCATTATATCCATACTGTTATTATAATAGAATGAATACTAAAAAACAAATATTTTGGTTATTTAATTAGCCAATCACCCAGGTTAGTGGTTGTGATCCGTCAACATAGTCAACTAGATCCTTAAGACATTGAGCCATTAATTCCTTAGCATCAGCCTTCATTGCAGCACCATTTAGTGTCGTTCCGCCCTGTGGACCAGCGATAGTGCCGAACTTTTCACGAGCATCACCAATAATCATCTTGCAATTTGCGTACATATAGTTACGAATCCATTGTCGAATTTGGTAATCACTTAGAAGATTTACCTCTGGCTTTAGATTATATGTCCATAGTAACACATTCTCACCAGAACCCTTGGGATCACGAATTAACTGAAGTTTTTTGGTAACAGGATTCCATGTGTAGTTCATATAAGCACCAAACATACGACCTGCTAGTTCAACATATTGTGAATAAAAATCGTATGTGGCTAGTCCACCTGATACGTTGAAGTTCATTAAATAAACATTCAACGAAGCCTGACTAAATGGATCAAAATTACTGGCATTTGGACCAGATGAGTCACCAAAAGTTCTACGAAAAATCTGTCTTACCTGAATAACTTCATCTGGAAGATCATAAATGTTTACATTTGTGACTAACTCCATGAAGGTATAGCTTTCTTCGTAGGCATTTTGAGCCCGTTGACGATAGGTACCGATGGTATTGCGGTATGCCGACTCATAGTGACTGGCATCCAGCTCTATATCAATAATATCGTCACCCAATTGAAGTCTAACGTATTCAATTAGATCTTGTTTAAGCGTTTCTAACGTAGATTGTGATTGCTCTGCCATATGGACTCCATGTACATATATTTAGCAGATTTACCACGCCTTTAAGATTACCAAATTATCATTGCTACGGCCTGTGTACTTAATTTCAGTAGATTTAATCTCTTTAAAAGCTTTTCGTGCAGCTGGTTTGCCAACACTCATGATAGCTTTAATTTGTTCGGCAGGTTTCCTAAGGGTCTTTTGTACAGTTGCCAGAGCATCAAACGCAAGTAAAGACGACCCTTTAATAGTAAAAGTACCTGCGTGAGTATCAGCAACAACATAGATTAATTTCCTCTTAGCCGTGTCATAAATGAATGCTTCGGATGCACCCACAAGACTTGTTGGAGACAAAGATTTAAGTCCAAGTTCAGCAAATTCTTTGAGATATTTGAACTTTAACGCTACTTTTTCTGGACTAACTGCCTTTTTAGCACGAGGTTTACGTTCTACTTTCTTGATTGAAATGTAAGATTGGCAGTCTGCCAGCACAGTTTCACAAAATTTCACGCAGCTTTTTAACTGAGTTTTAGTAAGATGGCTATAACCCTCAACTAATTGTGGATCTTTTCCCTCAACTACTTCTTCAAGTTCTGCCAGTCGTAATTTCCAAACTGCTGTTATGTGAGGAATCATTTGAATGGCAATATTCATGCCACGAATTAAGGCAATAGGTTTGAAATTTGCCGACATTTTAGCATCAGCGTCAATGAAATCATCATACATTCCATCAAGTTCAGCAGCACATTCACTTGCTTTTTCTCTGAGGTGATCTTGAATAGTTAATTTTTGTTGAGCAGTTTCTTCTGATGTAGCCGCGATTTTTTGTTCTTCTTGTTTGCCAGCTAACAATTCAGTAAGATGTTCATCTAAAATAGATTGTTCATAATCTTTAAGCTGTAG